CTCGTCCGTTCCCGGAACGTAGCAGCACTCGATGAGGTACTTGGCCATCCGCTTCTTGGTGTCCGACTCGTTCGCATTGTCGATCATCTGACCGACCTTGAGTTGTCGGATCTCCACTTCGACGCCGTCTTCCAGTTCGATGACCGTGCGACGGCCTTTCTGCGACAGGATCTTGCCTCGAAGCTCGTTTCTCGTTGCCATGACTGCGCTCCTTTCTAGTCCAATGGCCGGTGCACTAGCCGGCCATCAGGTTGAGAAGCGTTACACTTCAGTGCGCTCGTTCAGTTAGTTACGGTTGGGTGACTGGCGCTCCTGACATCTGCAGCGTGACGTCGAACGTATTCGGCGTCTCCAAGCCGCCTGCCAGCGAGAGACTCGTAATGACGCCCTGTCCTTTCCACCCGTTGGTTCCGTCGTGGAGGTACTTGGCGTAGGCCAACTGATCCGCCAGGAACCTCGTGAGAGCCGTCTTGATTGCGATGGGAATCGGCGACGCTGTCGCGTGAAACCATCCGAACGGGGTATCCAGAAGGGGTTGCACGCCGTAGTACGGCACGTTCAGCTCGAACCGGATGCTCTCCTCTTCCAGCGCACCGACGTTCCCGGACTGACGTTGTGACATGAGACGGAAGAAGCCTCTCGCCAGCGAGCCGGACCATGCTGTGCCGTCAGGATTCACTTCGAGGATGTACTCCCCGCGGTCCGTGAGAGCTTGTGGCCAGTCGTCCGTTCCAGAGAACACCGTCGGTAGCTCGAGAGCGACCGTCTTGAGCCCTGGTGTATGGGTGTGGTACCCACCGTTCGCTTGGAGAGCCGGCGCATGCGAGTCGCGAATCGGATCGGCCGACATCGTCAGCGTGTACCCCGTCCACTGAGCCAGAACGCCGGTCGGGAAGTACTCGCCGGTGATCGTAACGGAGCCCGTGACTGTGTAGGTCGACTTGAACGTCACGCGTCCGAAGAGGTAGTCGATGCTTTCGACGTCCGCGGTGTGATCAACCGCGTTGTCCTCGACTGTTACAGCGACGGCACGATTGATCATGCGCTTTGCTGTGTCGGTGATCTGATACGTCTTGCCGGAAACGAGCGTCGTTGCTTCGTCCGTCATCACTGTTGACGTCCCGGGCTTCAAAAGCTTGGCGCCGTAGCCGGGGTAGCCCTTGTAGATGGCGTTCGCGTTGATACCCCACGCGATCGGACCCGTGAATCCCGAACGGTAGGTCTGTCCGAAGATGGTGTCCTCCACCGACACGCCATCGCGTGTGATTTCACCCTGACCTCCCGGAAGTAGGGAGTAGGTGATATCGTCGGCGGAGATGAGAATTTGCTTCGACATGGTTTGTCCTTTCCTCTATCAGGTAATAGCGACTCTGTGGCCTCCGGCTTCCGCCGCCGGTAGTACTACGAACCAGAAATTGGCTGAGAAGATCGGTCGGGTGTTGTCATCCTGTCCCAAATAGCTCACATCACCGATCTGGTTGCATGATCTGTACACATCCCCCTGGAGCGTCTGCGAGGTGAAACCGAGGAGAACGTTGACGATCTGTCGAATCTTCGTCCTGGCAGCCTCGTATCCCGACTTCGAGCCTCTCACTGCCACTTGCACTGAAGGCTCGTTGTACAAGAGATGCGGGAAGGGGTTCCGTCCACCTGTGTGGTTCACGAGAATGACCGTGTCTGGTACGTCAGCCCATCGACCGATATTGATCGACCAACCTGTAGGAGCAGCGAAGGTCCCCTGGCTTTGAGCTACCAGATAGTCCTTGATTGCCTGGGCCGGATCTTTCATCTAACCTCCCAGAGCCGCCGCATAGTCGATCGCTAAGGACAACATGAAAGAGTCGAGCTCCTCTTCCAATGCAGCCTGAAGATACTTCGCCCGGGTCGGAGGTTCGTGGTTGAGCCACACATACTCGTGTACGATAGCCGCGTACCAAGCTACGGGATTGCCGTAGACAATCGAGCCCTCGAGATTGTTTCCTTCACCTTCAACCCGCATTACGCCGGAGCTCTGGAGAGAGCCCGTCTTGACAGGAACGTACTCCTGACTCTTCTGGAATACGGGATCGAGCGCATTCAAGAGAGCGTCAGGTGTCACCGTCCTGAGATGACGGATGAGCTTCGTGTAGTTCTCCAAGACTGTAGCCATCGAGGTACGAGCAGAGACAACGGCGCCTTTGCGGTAGAAGGCTCTCGATCCTTCGTTTACGCGACCAGGTAGACGAGGGGCGAAATTGGCGATTACTCTCTTAGCCATTAGAGCACCGCCCTTCTTACAGCGTCGAGGCTCCTGAGGTCAGGCACCTTGTCGAATCGCTGCACCTTTAACGCCCCACTAAGGGTAGTGGGACTCGCTAGAGCTGACTCGCCCTGGTATAAATAGTCCCCAACGGCGATATCGCGATCGACATGAACTACGGCCTTTGAGATCAGCTCCCGCCGGTCGAGAGCACCGTAGAAGGTCTCTTGGCGATCTTCCCACCGACCGTCGATTACGACAGGAGAAGCGAAGGCGTCCCCACCAAAGCCATCACCTCCGGTAACACTCCACCAGGTGAGCTTGTGAGGTAGACGACCTGTGAGGATCGAGCGCATAGGCTGATCGCTAGGCGTCCTCGTCGGTTGACATATCGATCGTTCCCACCACCTCGAACTCGGCTGTCCTCTGTGGGCTCATAGCCGCGGCAGACATCTCCGAGAGCTTGCCAGACTTGTCCAAGAGGAGAGCTTGCTGTCCGAACCTCGTAGCAGAGAAGCCCGCCTTGTAGATGTCGTGGTAGCGCTCCTGGGCTTCACCAACTCGAACGGCGGCTAGTGGCCCCTTCTCCCACGATAAGGTTGCAAAGTGCGCGGAAAGGAAGAGCTCGATGCTCCGGAGTGTCGCCTCCGAAGCGGTACCCGCGAGGTTCTCGTCGACCAGAGTCGCAGAGACAACGACAGCCTGTGCAATAGCAGGTTCCGCCTCTTCAGACAGTCCCGCTACTGCAGCGACTTCGGCCTTTGTTACTCTGGTCACGAGTTACTCGCTACCGCTACTTGGTAGACGCCGGACCTGCCACCGCGTGCGCCGCTGGTGCCGGTTTCGCAGCCGGAGTCGGCTTGGCTTCCTCGACGACTGGCACGAGCTTGTTCGTGAGCTTCGAGGCCTCTTCCACGGAGAGCTCGACGACGTCTTTCTCGCAGCCCTGACCGTACGCCACTTCCGAACCGTCCTCCTGACGCACGTGATGCTTGCCCGCAACGACTCTGTACTTCGGCATGACTGACTCCTCAATAGACTGGTTGAAGAAATGGTGGGAGGCCAACCCTCCCACCATCTAACTACTGCCCTGGCCGTGACGGGTTACGTGTAGTGGACGATCCCGCTCCTTCCTTCGTGGTCGGCCTTGGTGCGGACGGCACCGATGGCGAGCACCTTGAAGTTGATCATCATGCCGCCGATCGTCTCCCACATGATGGTCGTCGGCATCATGCCGTCGAGCCAGTCGACCGTGTCCGCTTGCATCGTGACGAGGATGACCTCGGCACCGGTCGTGATCCGGGTAGTTGGCCGAATGGCCGCGATCTGTGGGGTTTCCAGCATCCGCGAGATGATCGACTTGTCGCTGGCCGCCTTGAAGTCATCCAGCAGGCGGACGTACGTGCCGGTGCTGACGTAAACGACGTATGGCCCGTACATGTTGTCGGCCACGGCCTTGGCGATCATTGCCAGCAGATCCGTGAGGATCACTTCGCCGGTTGTCGTGCCAAGATCCCAGTCGGTCGTGGTGGAGCCGGTGTTGCGCGACGGATGGTTCTTGTAGCCGTAGATCGTGCCGCCGCCCGCGGTGATGACGGCGCCGTTGAACACCATGTCTTCCATGGCGTCTGCGACCTTGCGGGCCGCGATGCCCGCCATCGTCGTGTCCAGCGGTTGCCCGAGGCGTCGACCGCTGGTGATGTTCCGCAGGGACAACTGGAAGTCCTTGTGGATGATGGGCAGGGGCGTGTTGACCGGGCTGAACTCGACGCGGTCGCGCTGGCTCTCCGCCAGGCCGGTCATGTTGATCTCGGCTGGCGACATGTCGCTCGACGTCTCGTGTTGAACGACCGTAATGCCCATCGCGTTTGCGATCGGCATCGTGAGACCTCGCGTCACCAGATCGCCCACCGCGACGAGTCGCGGACGCGCCACAGCGATGACGGCCCGATCGAACAGGAGCCACTCCTCCTTTCGGAGGACATCGTTGGTACGCAGGGCGTTGATGTTGAGGCCGTTGGCCATGAGACGGGCTGCTACTGCGCCGATCGGCGCACCGCCTCCTAGCACTTCGACTTGTTGAATCGGATCCATGAATGTTTCCTTTCTGAGCTGGTGAAGTGCTTCGGGTCTAGACGACCTCGACTCTGATACGGGCCGGCGCGCCTCCGCCGGAGTTGTCCACTGCTTCCAGCGCCCGCGCCACGACACGACGCAGATTCGCTACGGCTACTGCGGCCGCGGTGACCTTCTTCAGGGTGCCGTCACCGTTGCTGACGAGCTCGTCCCCCACCACAACGGCCAGTGCGGCCGCCGGTAGGAGCGCGTAGATCTCGCCGCCGCGCTGCGGGATGAGCGCTTGGACTCGCTCGCCATTGGCATACGCCGTCGTGATGCCCTTACCGACGAAGTCCTTCTCGAGTGCGAACATTGGGTATGCGTTTGCTTCCGCACCCGCGTGGACGACGAGAGCGCCGGCCGTGTTGTAGTTGACGAGATGTCCCGGAGTGATCGCACCTCCGGCCGCGGCTTCTTTGACGACACCGTCGCCCTTGATCCAGATCGTGTTGCTTGCCATGTTCGTGCCCTTTCAGGGTTGGTTACTTGCTTTGCGTCGACTATGTGACGACTGAACTACGCCTCACCCTGTGGGGCTAGGCTGCTTTGCGCGACGGCCGTTCCGCGCCGGACTCGATCTTCGTGTCCTGCGTGAACATCGGCGTCACGGGAGTGAAGTTCGCTTCCTGCGTGTCGCCCGGCTGTGCTGCTTGTTGGTGCTGTGCGCCGGCCCCACCCGAGTAGTCCACGGGAGCCGTTGCGCTGGTACCGGCGCCGACGATCTTCGCCGCCATCTTCTCGAGGTTCTCGAGCGTGAGCGTCTTGAGGTCGTCCGCGGACAGCCCGACCTTGCCCTCGAGGGACTTGATCAGCGCCGCTGCCCGATCGGTGTTGGCCTTGACGATGATGTCGAGCTGCTGCTGCACCTCGGGGCTGGCCATATCGCGCAGCTCTTTGAGGGACGCCGCTTTTTTCGGCTCGGCCGCGCTCGCCACGGGTTGTTGAGCTTGGGGTTGCACTGGTTGCTCCTGTTGTACGGGTTGCTGTACCGCTGGTTGCGACGCGGGTTGCTGCGCTGCGGGTTGGGTTGCTTGTTGCTGCGGCTGGGCGGGTTGTCCTTGGCCCTGCTGTTGCACGGGTCTGCTCATGTGAGTTCCTTCCATGGTTGCGGTTGCGGACGAGGTTACGGGTTGATCGACTGCGATGACGAGCGGAACGTACTTCGTCTCGGGTCTGACCTCAGAGACGTCAGCGCCGAGCGAGACTACTCCACCCTCCGCCACCGAGTAAGAACGCTGATACAGAACCCAGGAGTAGTCCTGGACGTTGAAGTGGGCGTAGACTACCGTCCCTGAGAAGAGCGCGAGGATGTAGCACCATCCCGAGTCGTACGCCTCTACGAGAGCCAACTCGAGAGCCTTGCGCTTGTCGACGTCGGACAGTTCATTGCTCTGCAGTCCAGAGGTCTCTGACCTCAGAAAGAAAGCGGAAAGCGCCTTGTCGAGGTTGTCATACAGCCTCTCGTCGCAGGTCCCGCAGTTCTGCTTCGGAGCTGCTGCTTGAGATTGGGGCTGCTGAGCTGGTGTCGCTGCTGGCATGGGTGATCCTTCCGAATTGAGTCTGGGAGCTCCGCAACCATCCGAGACTGAACAAGCGCCAACGGAGCCTAACGGGAGAACTGCGAGGTGGTCCGGCACTACGTTGCGCCAGATCGTCTTGTATTCCTTACCCTCGAAGAGACCCTCGGTCTTCTCTTCCAGAGCGTACAAACCGGTGGAGACCTCGACTGTGTCGCCGTCCTCGAACGCCTTCAGGACGTCTTTGGGAGTCTTCGACTTATTGAGGTACATGTAGCTCCGGAGTTTCTTCTTACCTTTCATACCGGAGTTGAACAGGAAACCGATGACGTCGTTTTCCCACAGGTCGGGGTTGTTTGCTGAGATGGGTTCTTCGCCATTCTTGGGGTGGCTGAAGACGATCGGACGACCGTCCCACCCTTGCGGGAATATCCCGAATTCCTTGGCTAGCGCTAAGGCAGGGTGATCCGCGTTGCTCGAGTGGAGGACCCCCTCCACCAGCATGATCACCGGCACAACGAGATGTTCCTCATTCTTCCATGTCACAGAGTAGAGAGAGCCATCCTGCTGTGCATGGAGGGGAACACGATGGTACGACCGATCGACGTTGACCGTGGGGACCTGTCTCAACGAACTACCAGGACTCTCCATACCTCCATTATATAGGCCCACTAATGGGTGCCTCAACGGGAACTTGGTGGTCATTTAATGGTCAGTCCGCATGTCCTGCTGGTACACCCGAATTTCCTACGAAACCGTGCCACCCACAACTAGGCGCAACCACAAGGATAGACGGCGATAGTTTGAGATCGTCAAGACCTGTACTACCTTCGAGGATCTTCCACCTAGCCGTTTTGCCCCTACTGTCTAGCCCAATTGTCGGAGGTGCACTGCGGCCCTCGAACCAGACATGTATACCGTGGGCTCCTTGGAGTTTTCCAGCCTTCCACTTCTTGTAGCATAATGGGCAATCGAAACTAAGCCCATCAGCTTCGGCAAGAGTCTCCACCCAGTGGAACTCCTCTGCGTATGGCCTAGGCGACCACATCCAAGGGCTGCCATCGTTATCGAGGAACTCGTATAGCCCAGCGTGATCATGTCCCTCTGGACAAACCTTTCCTGTAGGGTGATCTATTCTCACGTACTTCAAGAAGCGGGCGTCAAGTTCTCGCAGTGTAGGCATCTGCTATTCCAATCTGGCGAGCTCGCGCTACAAACGGCCTGAACTCAGCAGTCAGTCCGCAGGCAGGAGGCGTTAGTGCCGGGCTAACACGAGGCGTCAACTTTGAGGTCTCCTTCCAGCGTCTTCTTGAGACCAGTGCTTGTGGTAGCGACGCATTTGACGCAATAGATCACACCGTCTACTCCACCGATCAGCTTGACGTACACGAACGGTGAAGCGACTGTTGGGCTCCCACCGAGCATAGCGGAGGGGTTTGCGTCTGTACCGTTGATGACTGTCACCTCGATCTCAGCCGTGGAGATTGTCTCTCCTGCGGCTAGCTCATCGGTGTAGTCAAACTTGAACGAGTCCTCAGCTTCTGGGTGCTTAGGGTCAAACATCGTGTCTCCTTCTAACTGTTCGTGAAGGGGGTTGACTCGTGACTATCCGTCTCGGAGCTCCTGTGACGGATCTACGGACTTTAGCGAAGACTACGTTCATCGGGTTAGCCTCAGGAGAAGGCTGTAGTTGGAACATATCCGCGACGTCAGACTGTTCAGTCACTACGAGCGTACCAGTGGCTCTGACTGCGCCCGAAATCGTTGAGACGTCGTTTTGCTCCGTGATAGCTAAGGTGGCTTTAGTAAGAGCCTGTCCTGTGCTGGTAATCGAGTCGTCGTTTTCCGTCAGGGTAAGAGTACCGGTGACTCTTACCTTACCAGAAGCTGTCTGGGTATCTGATTGATTGGTCTCTGCTAGAGAGCCTGTCGCGATAATCTTAGCAGTAGCGGTAGAAGAGTCGCCCGACTCCGATATCGAGGCAGAACCGCTAATAGCCACTCCACCGAAGGCCGAAAGAATATCGTCAAGCTCTACCTGAGACATTGCTCCAGCAATATCCACCCTACCTGAAGCCGCGAGTATGTCGTCTTGCTCCGTTTGAGCCATCGATCCTGCGATAGCTGATCCAACTACGCCAGAGGCAGTTGAGGTATCTGCGGCATTTGTAGTTGCAAGACTTCCTGAGGAGATGACCTTACCCGAGGTGGTCTGAGTATCGTTGCCTTCTGTTTGTGCCAAAACTCCGGCGACTCGGATTTGTCCCGAGGCACTCTGGGCATCGCTTTGTTCGGTGGTAGCTAAGGCTCCAGTTATTCTGACTTTACCTGAGGCTACCTGAGTGTCGTCTTGCTCTGACACGCTAACGGAGCCTGAGGTAGTTATCTTACCTGAAGCTGTCTGGGTATCGTCTTGCTCTGTAACAGCAAGAGTTCCTGATGCAACAGATCCTACAGTACCGGAAGCAGTAGATGTATCATCTGCTTCTGTAACAGCCAAGGTGCCACTGATACCAACTCGTCCCGAAGCACTGAGTGAGTCGTCCTGTTCTGTAGTAGCTACCGTCCCTACAACC